GATACAACCTGGATACAATCTGGATACAAACGGTATACCAGTGATATACCATACTATTCTTGTGTACTTTCTTACCGCCTATTTTTGAGTACCGTTTTTATACTCCATAAAATCGGCTGGTTGACAATTTAAAAGCCTGCATAAATGAGCAATAACTTCACAAGTTACATTTTCATTTTTAACCAATTTAGAAATTGTACAAGAATGTATGCCGTTGTTCCTTAACCATTGCTTATTAACCTTTTTTTCTTTCAGAATTTCCCATAATTTCGAAAAATCTATATATCCATTTTTTCCATATTCTGCCATGTCGCCTCCTCCTTTCTTATTTTTTTGATCATATAAAATAATAACCCTTTTCCCTTTTCCTGTCAATGTCTATTTGCGTGTACAACTTGCACAAAAACCACTGTTTTATTTAGTCTATTTTCATGTACTTTTTTTATTGCGTTTTCGTCTATTTCCGTGTACAATAAAGATAGTTAAAAAAGATATGTAGGTAACAAGATGAGATTGAAGAGAAAAGAAAAAAAATATTTAAGATTCAAGACATCGTATGGAAGAAATTACAAAATTAAATACAGACAAGAAAACGATGTTATTGTTGATTTTTTCAGCATAAGCGAAAAGCAGGAAATGCTTTCAGCTGCGGCAAGCGGAATTTTAACAATCTTATCAATTGAATATATCAATTTAAATACAAGAACTTTTATAAAAGAATTTTGAAAAAATTGGAGGTAGAAAAATGAAAAATAAATATGCTTTTATCATTAAATGGGAAAAAGGTTCTATGAATGACAATATTATAAAATGGTTGAAAAAAAATAATATATCTTTTTGCTATAGCCATTTTGGCGAATTAATTGCCGATATGTACGGAATAGGTGAGTTTTTCAAATTCGAGAATGAACACTTAGGCAATAGCTTTTACGGAATTAAAATTAGGCATATTTAGCCGAAACGCTCCAACGTGGAGCGTCAGCCGCGGGATAGCCTCCCGGCTCTGATGATGGCAGGCTAGAAAGGATTAGAAAATGGCAAAAATTCAAATTTCAAATGGCGAAATTTATAAAACTTCTAAAAATACAGAAAGGGTTGACGTTTTTGAAATCGTCGAAAAAATTCCCAGAAATTTTTTTACTTGGAATATTGGGGAAAATATGGGAACACACGAATATATTCCTATTTGTGAAAAATTATATCCTGAAAATTCGAAAAGCTACGACATTAATATATTAACATTAAAGGTCATCAAAGTCACTCCGACAGAGTGGAAAAAAATAATGAGTGCCGCAGAATATGGCGTTGGAAATCTTGCACAGGCGGAAAAAGCAATAAAAAGTAAAAGACATAGTTATTTTTCTGAAAAAAAGAGAGCCGTGGCAGCTAATACAATCGAAATATTTAAAAAGATATGCGAATAAAGGAGGATTTTTTTATGGCAACAGTAAAATTACAAGGAATTTACGGAAAAAAGAAGGCTATCCCAGCGTCAGAATTAAAGCCGGGAATGGTTACGGTTTGGAATTTTGGTTATACCGAAACTATAAAAAGCGTTACGCCGACAAAAAGCGGGAAAAGCGTTAAATGCGTTATTATTTGCGACGAAAGCGGAAACGAGCATATTCGAACAATGCGAGTAGATAGGCTTGTAGCTATTCAATAGGCAGGAATAAGAGGTGTTATACGGCGGTTCGATTCCGCCCCTTGCCTTTAAAATTTAGCAAAAATAAAACTTAAAAATTTGACTGCTTTTATTGTGGTTTTTGCTTAAATTTGATAAAATTGAAGAAAGGAGAAAAGAACGGAATGGGAAAAAGATATTTTCGTTTTGGGGAAATTCCAGAGGACGAAAAAAGCGTTAATTTTTAAAAAATGCCATTTAGTGTTAACGAAGATTTCGGCGCTGATGTCGAATTTTTAGGCTATAAAGAAGCTATAAAAAATGTACCTGAAAAATACAAAGAAGACGGAATAAGTGTTTTTGAAATCGAGAATAATTTACCAAAATTGCAAAATTTGAAATTGACATATTCGCTTGTGGCTCGTCTGGATATGCCTATTTTCGAGGTAACAGGCGAAGAAGTCGGACGCGGAGCAGACGGCGAGCCATTATTGGTAAATATCAGGGTTGTAAAATGTCGCAGAATTTCAAAAAATGCACTTGTTGAGCTGATTGTAAAAACAATGTGTGAAAATTTTAAAGTCGCCGAATATGACGCGAAAAATGCCGAT